GTGCGGAAGCGAGGAAGTATGTTGACATCAGCAACGGTCTTGGGGAGGAGGAGGAGCTGGTATTTGTCTTCCAAAACCCCAGAACCGCCATGCCCGGAGCAAGACGTAGAAGTGACGGGACAAGATACACCATGCAAGAGTGGGCAGAGAAACAGGGCTTCACATGGTACACACCAGAAACCTGTCCTGCTGGATGGAGTAAAAAGCAATGACTAGACCTCTTGTAATACCTGATACGCAAGTAAAACCCGGTAACAGTGTTGATCATCTATACTGGGCCGGTAAGTATGCAGCCGCAACAAAGCCTGACGTTATCATTCATCTGGGGGATCACTGGGACATGGAAAGTCTCAGTAGCTATGACGTAGGTAAAAAGTCCTTTGAAGGACGGCGGTACACACGAGACATACAAGCAGGACAGAACGCTATGGAACACTTCCTAGCGCCTATCGAAGCAGAGAAGGAACGCTTGCGTAGTAACAAGAAGAAGACATGGACACCACGGATGGTATTCTTGTTAGGTAACCATGAACAACGGATTGAACGTGCTATTGAATCTGATCCGAAACTAGAAGGACTTATGAGTTATGATCATTTCTTATTGGAAGAAGCCGGATGGGAGGTTGTCCCTTTTCTACAACCAATCATCATCGACGGCATCGCGTACTGTCACTACTTCACGAGCGGAGTCATGGGCAGACCAGTCACCTGCGCAAAACTCATGTTGCAAAAGAAGTTCATGTCGTGCATCATGGGACACGTGCAAGACAGAGACATAGCCTACGCACGTAAAGCAGACGGTAGTAACATCACTGGATTGTTTGCTGGTATCTACTACAACCATAGTGAAGACTACTTAAACCCACAAACGAACGGTAGTTGGTCTGGAATCTGGATGCTCAATGAAGTAGACGACGGCTCCTTTGATGAGCTACCTATTAGTATGCAGTATCTTAGGAGGAAGTACGGATGAGTGTAGACAACGCAAGTCCTGAAGAGTGGGATACAATCACGGCACTAAACAATCTTTCAATACGAAAGAAAGCAGACCCTGTAGACCAACCTGACCACTACAACAAAGGTGCTGTTGAGGCTATAGAAGCTATCAAGGCATCCATGCCTGAGCATGAGTTTCGTGGTTATCTTAAGGGTAACGCATTGAAGTACCTCTGGCGCTACGACTACAAAGGTAAACCCATCGAAGACTTACGCAAGTGTCGGTGGTACATTGACAGATTGATTAAGGAATTAAATTAATGGACGCATATCAACAGTACATTCACAAGTCCCGCTACGCACGTTACCTACCAGAGGAACAGCGCCGTGAGACTTGGGAAGAAACAATCGACAGGTACTTAAACTTTTGGATTGAGAAAGGTAATCTAACACTTGAAGAAGCTAACGGCATCTTCGCAGACATTCACGATATGGGTGTTATGCCTAGCATGAGAGCGTTGATGACGGCTGGTGACGCACTTGACCGTGACAACGTAGCTGGCTTTAACTGTAGCTACCTACCTATTGATCACCCTAAAGCGTTTGACGAGATGATGTACGTACTTATGTGCGGTACAGGCGTAGGTTTCTCTGTTGAACGACAGTACGTATCTAAACTACCTGAAGTAGCGGAGGAATTTCATGATACCGATTCAGTTATACACGTCGCCGATAGCAAAATTGGATGGGCTAAAGCTTACCGGGAACTTATTAGCTTGCTCTATTCAGGCCAACTTCCAAAATGGGACGTGTCTGGAGTACGACTTGCAGGGGCAGCCCTTAAGACCTTCGGAGGTAGAGCATCTGGTCCAGAGCCTCTTGTCGATCTGTTCAACTTCACAGTCAGCGTCTTTCGGGAGGCTGCTGGACGTAAACTTAGCTCCATCGAATGTCATGATCTCTGCTGTAAGATTGCACAGATCGTCGTCGTCGGCGGTGTACGCAGGTCCGCTCTCATCAGTCTGTCTAACCTCACTGACGATAGACTCCGACGATGCAAGTCAGGCCAGTGGTGGAACGACAACCCTCAACGGGGACTAGCCAACAACAGTGCGTGTTATACAGAAAAGCCAGACTTTGAGGCATTCCTAAATGAGTGGAAAAGTTTATACGAGTCCCGATCAGGAGAGCGAGGTATGTTCTCTAGAGTCGCAAGTCAAAAGCAAGCTGCAAAGAACGAGCGACGAGATGCTACCTATGATTTTGGAACTAATCCATGTAGCGAGATCATCCTACGACCTAACCAATTCTGCAATCTATCGGAAGTTGTTGTCAGGTCAACCGATACGTTGTCAGACCTTAAACGAAAAGTACGTGTTGCGTCTATCCTTGGAACTTTACAGGCTACCTTAACTAACTTCCGTTACCTTCGTAAGATATGGCAGAAAAATACTGAGGAAGAAGCGTTACTAGGTGTATCACTAACAGGTATCATGGACCATCCAACCCTATCAGGAAGGAGAGATAAAGGTGTTCTCAAAACTTGGCTTACTGAACTCAAGGAAGAAGCAATTAACACTAATAAGGAATGGGCTAACAAGCTTGGTATTAATACTAGCACTGCCATTACTGCTGTTAAACCTTCCGGTACTGTTAGTCAGTTGGTTGATTCTGCATCTGGCATCCATCCTAGATACTCGGATCAGTACATTAGACGAGTTAGAGCAGATGCAAGAGACCCCCTCTGCCAAGTCTTAGAAGCCGCAGGAGTTCCTGTAGAGGACGATGTAATGTCACCCAGTACCAAGGTATTCTCCTTCCCTATAAAGTCTCCTGACGGGGCTGTGGTGGCCTCTGAGATGGGTGCTATGGAGCAACTTGAACTATGGGAGATCTATCAGGACTTCTGGTGTGAACACAAACCATCAATGACTTGTTATTATCGTGACGATGAGTTCTTAGAGGTGGGTCAGTGGTTGTACAACAAGTTCGATAAGATCAGTGGTGTATCGTTCTTGCCGTACTCAGAGCATACCTATCAACAAGCACCTTATGAGCCTATTGACTTAGAGACTTATGAGACGTTGAAGGCAGAGTTCCCAGAGACTATTGAGTGGAACATCTCTGAGAACTCTGATATGACTGAAGGATCACAGACGTTAGCCTGTACAGGTAACAACTGCGAGATCTAAACTAGGGGGCTTCGGCCCCTTCTTCTTTAACTACAGTAGTTGTTGTACCAACAGGACTACCCATTATCGCCATTGCAGTTCCAATAGAATTGTTTAACAAAGGAACCTGCATAATATGATTCCAAGCCTTCTCAACATTCTTTGCTGGATCTTCTGATATAGGCGCTGTTATCAAATCAATACCTGCCGCAGTTCCTTGTTCAATCAAACCACCCGCAGGCGCAATAGAAGTAACAGCCCACTCATAGGGGTTAGCTTTAAATCTGTTGTACTGGTATTGCGATGTTGGTGCTTTGTTTAAAGTCATAACAGAGAGTGGTTGATCTACCAACGCTTTAAACAATAACTCCTCTCCTGTTATTTCGTCCTCTCCTCCAGAGAAAACAAAGTCACGAGCCTCATCAAGAACAGCGTAACCAACACCAGCACTGGCGATGTACAAAGCGGCATTCTTAGCTGCCTGTCCTTCGTTACCAGCTGTTAATTCATCAATTACTTTTTTACGCAGTAAAGATCTTTGTACAATAGCAAAACCCATCAACGTATATAGAGGACGTATTACAGGGTTTGTTGACCAAGCCAAAGGTCTCCCCGCTACTGAAGTAAGCTGCTGTTGTCCTAGTCCTGCATATGCAAGCTCAGACATAAGCTTCAACTCTTTTTCTGACATGCCTTCAAGGTTTTTACCGTGTCTTCGGAAAGCATTAATGATAGTAAACCTTTCTGCTTCAGAGAAATAGTTACCCCACTTCTCGTTAAACTTTCCTTTCTTAGCTAAGTCATAGCCGTTTTCAATAACGCTATTCATTACAGCACGTTTACCTATCTTATCCATGCCGCTGAACAACGTCCACTTCATCCCCTTCTCAAGACCTTTAGCTGCAAACCTGCTTGCTTCTCTTATCGCAGAAGGATCATCAGACATTCTACCGACTTCATCAACAAGCTTGTTAGCAAACTCTCCTTGAGTCTGTCTATTAATACCTGTTAACTCAGGGTCTACAAAACTTTTTTGATTTCTATCAAACGCTCGTTTAGTCCCACGAATTGTAGCAGCAACTCCGTTGAGCATAGGAGATACAAAAACATCGTGAAGGTTCAACACAGCAGACTTCAACGACATCAATGTGCCGCCATAAGACAAAGTAGATATTAACTGAGCCACAGCAGGAGCGTGTTGTTGAGAACCAATAACCATGTCCTCAATAATTCTAGCACCTCTTTCAGCTACGTTGTCAGGAAGATCTTCAGAGAGGCGACGAGCTACAGCCTGAAAAGCTTCTTGGCCTGTTGGACTTTTAACACCCAAAGATCCTACATCAATACGCTTTGTTATCTCATTTAAAAAGTCGTTTTGGTTAAGTAACTTAAAGTCAGTTAAAAAAGGATTTTGATACTGCTCAATCATTTCATCAGTAGCTGCTGCCCTGTTACGCAAAGCACGCCTAGACTGGTCCTGTTGAACTTCTAAGTAATTTTTTCTACCACGTTTTGCATACGCAGCTTTCTCACCTAGCTCTTCGATAGGTTGCATTTGTATGTGTAATCTGTCAGTTAAAACTGAGGTTTCTTCGCCTATGTTAAAGCGATGTTCTTTAAACAACTGACCTCTAAAGTTTAAATAGTTATTGACAGCACGTATCTCTTGACTTGAAACACCAGCGTCAGACAAACGCTTAAAGAATTGAGATCTGTTGTTGCCTTTTAAGCCACGAGAATAATCCAGCATAGCTTTAGCGGCTTCTTTATTAGTTCGCCACAGTTGGATAACAGGAACTACAGGAAGAAGATAATCATCGTAAGCTCTATTCATCTTAACGCCAGAAGACTGTGCAGCAATAGTAGCAGCTCCTGCAATCTCAGGACTTACTTTGTAGTACAACGCGTCTTCAGCAGTGTCAATAGCTTGTGTTGTTAAACCTACGTCTTTTTGAGCCTGCCTTCCAAGAGTAAAAGTTACGCGCTTAGGTGCTGTTGTCATTCCCCGCAACTCAGAAAAATCTTCTGTCTTCTGTAACTGCTTGCGTAAGTTGTATTCTACCTGCATCTGCTCCCTAGCTTTTTGAAAGGCAGTAAACTGATCATCAATTGCAGGTTTAATATCAGCTTTCTTGTCTACTTTTCCTACTCCGGGAATGTCATAACCTTCTTTGGCGTTGCCAGTGGCTCGTAAACCACCGTATGAATAACCGCCTTCAACACGTTTTACTGCGCCTCCGCTGCCATCTGGTGTGACAGATCTTGCTTCTATTTGAGGACGATAGTCATCAGTCATCTTTTGAATATCATCAGCTACTTTACCGATTGTTTCAGATTCTTTAGCGGCTGACACCAAAGCAGACGCAGCAACGGCTTCAGGAGTTTTAGTCATTCCCAAACCAGCAATGTCTTTCAAAGCAGATGAAATCTTTGCAGGATCACGAGCAACTTGAACAGCACCGGCGCCTCCTGCCGTAGCTAAAGTAGCAGCCAAACGAGGACCAAACAAAGCGGCAGTGCGTTCTTCCATAAAGGGACGATCTAGATCAAGCGCCGTTCCTGACATCGCTTCACGAAGAGTACGAACATCCTTACCTGTTATTGCTTCGTAAGGAACACGACCAATAGAAGTGAAAGCATCAATAGTATCTACAGCAAGACCTACGCCAGCAGAAGACATTTCTTGAATACCCTCTGCTAAGTTCTCAAGCACAGTATCTTCAGCCGCTTCTAGTCTGTAAGCCGCTTCTGCCTGCTCTTGTTGTGCTTGTGTCAGCTCTGCTTCTAACGCTTTACGCTCTGGTTGTACACGTAACGCACGATAAGCATCAGCAACTGTCTGAAACTCTTCAGTGCCTTTCTTGTCTTCGTTCTCAACAAGCCAAGCAGCGTACTTATTTAACCTATCAGACATTATTAAAGTCCTACTATTTGATCAGCCTTAGTGGTAAGTTGTGTGGACTCTTCTTCCTCTTCAGTTTCAACAGGTTCTGTTATAGCTTGTTCGCCCAGTTCAGCACGACGTTGTTCTAGTAGATCATTAATCTGATTATCTCTAGCAATTCTGGCCAAACGTGTAGCTTCTTTTCTAACCGCTTCAGGATCGTCTTTAACAGTCATACCAAACGCTCCTGTAGTAACCACGTTTTCTTCTGCCTGTGTCATCTGTTCATCAATCTGAGCTTTAGTAGGCGGTTTAGTTTTTTGTCTTTCAAGCGTGCGAATATCTGAACGGATAGAGTTTTTTCTACCTACTTCTTTAGACACCTCTGCTCTAACGGCTCTATTAAGAGACTCTAGTGAGGTTTCTGCTTGCTTTCTCTCACCCGGATTCCATGTTTCTCCAGCTTCAAAGTCAGGCTGTTTAACTTCCGCTAACTCTGACAAGAATTGATCTTTTAATTGTGGGTCAATGTTAGCTTGATTGATTCTATCTTGTAAGCTACCAGTAGGAAGAGGTTCTTTTTTCATTGCTGCGTTTTCAGCGGCCCGTGTTTTAGCGTTTTTAAGCTGTAGTTGAAACAGTTCATCTCTTGCTTTATCTTCTTTTAGCTCATCAATAACATTACCAAAACCAGACTTGACTACATTTTGTTCAAACTGCTCTCTAGATTCAGCGGGAACATTATAATATGCTTGACTAATCGCAGCCTCTTGTTCTTGACGTTGTTGATTTTTTAACCGAGCCTGCGCAAACTCTCTATTAGTTTCAGCATCCTGTTCTGCTTGAGTACGTCCTGCAATTGTAGTAGGATCTACACCTGCCTGAACAGCAACACGACTCATTATTTCTTCTATACGTTGCTTTTCCTCTATTGTACCAGCAGCTTGTCTAGCGGCTTCAAGTCCACGCAAGCTTGTAAGAGATCCTTGACGTACTGCTTGATCTTTGGCGGTTGTTGCCTGCATTAACTCTTGAGGAGTCTTTGCAATACTTGCCATGTAGTCGGCTCTTTCAACAGCTCCCATATCACGAAGCATGCCCATACGTTTTCTTTCTTCTTCTTCTTCACGTCTACGACCCGGAGCAGCACCTATCTGTTGTGCAGCAGTAAACAACCCCTGAGCATACTGAGGCTGTGTTGCAGCTTGTACAAAACTTCTACCAAATCTAGCCATTATTTATACTCCTAAAATTAATCGCCAAAGCCGGGTAAACTTCTAACGCCTTGTTCTACTAGATCAAAAAAATTAACTCCACCAGATCCGCTTCCACTACCACTTCCGCTAAACAAACCAGACAACAAGCCAGTACCTGCTGCACCCATAAGGTTAGCCTGTCCTAAACCAGCACCAAGCAGAGCGTCAATGCCCGAAGCAGAAGCTTCGCCAAAGAGACCAGTACCGTACAACTGCGCTTGCTGTTGTTGTGCCGCAGCAGTTTGTCCGGGAGTTAAACCTTGAAGAAGCATTTGCTGTGGTAAATAACTAGACCCTAAGAACTGTCCACCCAACGCAGCTTGCTGTGCTTGTTCAGCCTGAGCTTGCTGCATAGCAGATAACATAGCTCTATTACGTGATTCTTCTTGAGCTTGAGCCATAGCTAGTTGCTCAGGAGTACCGCCAAACTGTGCAGTCTGAACACCAAGACGACCTTGAGCAGCCAACCGCTCTTCTAAAGCTAAACGCTGACGCTCTTCTTCAGGAGCCATAGCAGTTCGCATACGCTCATAAACAGCCTGTTCACGATCTGTTGTAGGCATAGCTGCTTGCTGAAAGAACTGTCCAGCACCGCCAAACATCTGTTGACGAAACGCTTGCTCTTCTGGAGAAACGCCCATCTGATATGTCATAGCTCCCGTTGTAGGATCTTGCATCATACCAAACTGACCACCAGTAGAAGTAGTTACAGTATAAGGTCTAAACGCAGCTTGACCCATTTGAGTCTCAGCTAGTTGTTGACCTAACGTTAAGCCACGTTCTCCAATATCACCCAGTCTTCCATAGGCAGAAGTAAGTAAGCCAAGACCAGCAAGACCTTGACCACCACCGCCTCCTAAGAAATCAAAAAGATTTTCAACGAAACCGGGATCTTGAGGTTGATTTTCATCGGCCATTGTTTTCTCCTAATTAAATCGTTTTACCAACTAGTGCTAATAAGTTAATTTCTTGAAGTGACATCTCAAATCCGTTTATGTCTGCTTCAAGTCCTACAACAACAGTAGCGCCAGATGAGGTAGCATTAACGCTTGATCTGTTTAATAAAAATCCTTGGTTGTACTTACCTATGTCATACTCAGCAATACCATAATATGAAGGTACTTGGTCTCCAAGATCAATACTTGCTGTTTTATAATTTGTATCAAAATCATACGCCCACTTTAAAAAGACTGCGGATGTGTTACCACCAAAGATAACTGGACGAATCTTCTTAAGTATTTTAATTCTAGAAGAATCACCAAAAGATAAACTAGGACTGTAATATTTAAAACGGTATGAAGAATTGTTATCAGTATATCCTTTGTACTCTCCTATACCACCAATAACGCCTATTAAAAGATCTCCGTTGTCTTTCCTGTGATACGCAGTAAACACAGAAGAAGGCCATCGAGTTACTCTGTACGACCCATCTTCTAAAGTTCCTTTTAAATTAAAACACAAAGTCATCTTTTGACTAGTAAAAGTTATTAAGTAAAAGTTTTCTTCTGGACTATAAACAGATCTAAAAAACTGATTCTCTTCTTGTATAAGCTGGATAATGTCTTTAGTAATTGTGTTACTTAGTTTTGTTAAAGGCAAAGACTTCTGTTGTATAACTCTGCCAAAACTTCTTAAACCTTCGTGTGACAAGAATAAAACATCGGTACCTGTATATTGTACAGTATCTCTGTCAACACAGCCTACTCCGTTTACTGTATCAAACAAGCTCATTGTTGCTGGTGCTTCAGCGTTTTGGTATACAACAATACTATGTCTACCGAATATAATTAACAATCCGTTGTGAGCCGCTAAAGATACAATCTCGTCATAACCGTCGGGCCATACTTTAGAGATGTCAATACTGCCGCTAGTACCACCTGCAAAGTCGTGACCAATTAACAAATCTGACCAGTACACGGTAGACTTGTCGTTGTTTACGTCAGCAACCCAGAGCCTACCAAATGCTGCAAGTACCTCGTTACCGTATTTTCCTGTAATACCAGCAGCGCCTGTGACGCTCGACAGTGTTACTACAGAAGAACCGTCGTACACTAAAGGTTCATGATTTATTTGAAAAAAGTAAGTCTTGTTGTTAAAGTTTACAATCTTCCAATTGTCAGCAGTAATTGTGTAACCACTAGGTGTTTCATCAACAAGCGTTGTTGTACCGCTGAGTATTTTATTGTTACCTACACTCAGTATTTCAGTGTTTCCTTGATTGTCTTCAAACTCATGAACAGCCCTGATAGCATTACTACCTAGAGGTGTAGCAGAAGTAGTTGTTAACGTATAGCCTTTACGTGCAGCAATACGACCACGTTTGTCAATCACAGCATTGTCTGCAATCTCTGCAAACGACGGATCTTGTGCCAGCGGCGAGTCTTCAGTGTTAACACCTTTGAACGCCGGAGCCAGAAGATTAATGCTTTTCAGTTCTTGAGCCATATTAGATAGTCCTAAAGATCATCTCTTCTGGGTGCTTAGCTGCATCAATAGCAATAGCGTCTGATAGGTACTTATCGGCGATTTGAAAGTACTCAGCAGTAGAAGTACCTCCTGTTTCGCCACGCTCACGAGCTAACAAAGCTACAGCAAAGTGTATAACTGGCTGTGAAGGTACAAGCAAAACGTCGGTATCGTTAGTCAAGGGTGCTTGTCGCTTAACAACGTCAAAACGTAAATCATAAACACCATCAGGATGAGGGCTAACAAGTACTTTAGTATCACCAGCAGAATCTAAACCATCAAAAGTATAGTAACGCGGTGATCCAACAATTCCGTTATTAATATAGAGTTGCTCGTTAAACCAGTCTTTAGTTTGATAACCCATAAAACAGTTTTGAGTATCGTTAATTACAGACATGACTTTAACATTGTCGCCTGATCCTGTTAGTATTAACGAGTCGCTACCGACTAACGATGCTGTTTGTTTAATAATTGTATCTCGAAGTGCAGACCAATCAGCAGCTTCTTCTACTAACTGTTTAGCATCGTTAATAAAATCACCAGCCATTTTAGAATACGTATTTGCAGTTACTGTTGTTACTTCATCTTCTCTTAGACGACGCAATACGTTATTCATTATGTTTAAATATGTCATCCAAGTAGTCTCCCAAACAGACCGTCTAGTTCTCTTATATAATCTTTCTTTGGTGGTGCAATAAGTTGTTGTAATTGTACAGGGGTATAACCAATAGAAGTCATGAACGGTGTAAACTTATCTTTAAACATACCTTGTTGTGGTGCTGTACCGCCA